CAACAACACCTAGTAAAAAACTTGTAGTTATTGGTGATGGAGAGATAAGTGGTCAACTTTCAGTTGGAACCACTATCTTTGCCGAGAGACTAGTAACAACTGGTGTCACTACATCTCAAACAGGTCTTGAAGTTGGTGTTGGTGGAACTACCTTTACTAGTTCTACCTTTACCAAAAAGGCTGGTATCAACTCTTCTGTTCCAGAATATACCCTTGATGTTATTGGACCAGTTTCAATTGGCCAAACTACAGGGTACATTTATGGTGACCTAACAGTAACTGGTAATATTAAGGCTACAAGTTTAGATGGTCAGATTACTGCAGGTGGTACTGTTGGATTTACAAATGTTACTGTAGATAATGTATTAGATGCAAATAATGCAGAAGTATATAATTTATTCAGACTAGAAGAAGTTAATAGTGATACATTTAGATTTCTGACTGCAGGTAATCCTCCTGGTATTGGATTCACCCAAAATACAGATAATCCAGATATTTACCTTCTTAGAGGTCAAAACTATCAATTTGAAATAGATTCTGGTGGTTTCCCTTTCTATATTAAGAGACAACCAACCGCAGATTTAAATAACATCTATCAAGATGGAGTGGAAGGTAACGGTACTCAGGTTGGTATTCTTACCTTTAAGGTTCCATATAATGCACCAAATGTTCTTTATTACCAAGCGACAAATACCGCTGGTATGGGTGGAACAATTTATTTGAATAATGATGGTAAATCTATTGATGTTGGTTTTGCTACAGTCAGGGAAAGACTGGATAGTAGACGTTATGCAGATTTTGAGAACATCTATGTATCAGGTATTGGTACAATCAACAACATCAAGAGTAATAATTACAGTGTAAGTGCTGGTATTGTTACAGTAAGACAGGACCAAACAGCATTCATTGGTGTCTCTACTGGTGCAGATAGAGTTAGTGTTCAGACTACAAATAGTACTGCTACACATCAAGTTTCTTTTGTAAACAATGTAGGTCTGGGTTCAAACTACCCACTTCACTTAATTGATGCTGATGCAACACAATTAACCTATGTTCCTTCTACAAATGTACTATCTTGTACTAGATTTGTAGGTAATGTATCTGGTATTGCTACGGGTGCTGATAATATCAATGTAGACCAAACTAATAATAACACAAATTATCAAATCATCTTTAGTGATACTAATGCCTCAGCATATCAGAGGATGTATATTGATACAAACAATACACATCTAACATATAATCCATCCACAGAAACTCTTACTGTTGAAAATATTATTGGTAATCTTTTTGGTATTGCAACAAATGCAAACTTTATCAATGTAGATACTGATAGTCAGAATACAAATCATCAAGTATTATTCAGTGCCAATCAAGGTGGTGGTTTCCAAAGACCTTATATTGATACTCAAAGTAATGAACTAACCTATAATCCATCAACAAATACATTCTCAGTATCAAACATTGTTGGTGATTTGACTGGTGATGTAACTGGTAATCTTGCAGGTACTGCAACAAATGCAAACTTTATCAATGTAGATGAAATTAATAGTAACACAAATTATCAGTTACTGTTCAGTACTAACCAGGCTGCTGATTATCAAAGACCTTATATTGATAGTAATTCAAATCAACTTACATATAATCCATCTACTAGAACCTTTAGGGTTCAGAATGTTATTGCAACTACTGTTACTGGTGTCACTTTTACAGGTACTGCAGAACAAGCTAATTTTATCAATGTAGATGAAACTGGTTCTAATCTAAACTATCAAGTATTGTTTAGTACTAATCAGGCTGCTGGTTATCAAAGACCTTATATTGATAGTGGTTCTGGTCAGTTCATTTATAATCCATCAACTAATCGATTGACAGTAGGAAACTTTACTGGTAATGGTGCAGGTCTTACTAATCTTGATGGTGGAAATGTTACAACTGGTGTTATCAATGAAGCAAGACTACCTAATGCATCTACTACTGCTCAGGGTGTTGTTCAATTAGACAATAGTATTACGAGTACATCTCAAACTCAAGCAGCATCATCAAAGGCAGTAAGTGATTTGAAATCCTTCGCAGCGAATGCATCAAATCTAACTGCAGGTACAGTCAATGTAGCAAGACTACCTGATGCATCTACTAGTGCTCAAGGTGTTGTTCAATTGAACAATAGCATTAGTGGTACATCTCAAACTCAGGCTGCATCATCAAAAGCAGTAGGTGACCTAAAGTCATTTTCATCAAACGCATCAAATCTATCTGCAGGTACAGTTAGTGTAGCAAGACTACCTGATGCATCTACTAGTGCTCAGGGTGTAGTTCAGTTAAGTAACAGTATCACAAGTACATCACAAACTCGAGCAGCATCTTCGAAGGCAGTAAGTGACCTGAAGTCATTTTCATCAAATGCATCAAATCTATCTGCAGGTACTGTAAATCCAGCAAGACTACCAGCAGCAACAAATAGTACTCAGGGTGCAGTCATCCCCATTAACACATATCCACCTACATCCACATCTACTGTTCAACCACCAAGTGCTGATGCATTCAGAAAACTTTATCTAAGTGCAGGGAATCTCATTCCTCCTGGTTCAAGAATGCTGTTCTATCAGACTGCAGCACCAACTGGTTGGACAAAACTAACTGTTGACAACAATAAGGCACTTAGAGTTGTAAATGGTAGTGGTGGTAATACTGGTGGTAATGTATCATTTACTGGTGCATTTACAAATCGTGCTGTGGTTTTACCACTGCATAATCACTCTGCATCGTCTAATCCCAATACTACCAATCACACACATGGGGGTAACGCTGCTGGTGCAAATGCAACTCACAGCCATGGTGGTAGTGCAAGTGGTGGAAGTCATAGTCACTCAGGTGGTGGAAATGTGTATGTTGGTGTTACTGGTACCAATAGTTCAAGTGGTGCCGGTGGTGGTAATAACACATATGTTACTGGAGACAATAAAGGCAACTCAAGTTTTAGTGTCAATGTAGGGGGTGGAGGTCATAGTCACAGTGTAGGAACCAACAATGCAAATGCTGGTCATTCCCATGGACTTTCACTTAATGCTCAAAACGCAAACCACAATCACGATATTCTTATTAGTTCTTCAGGTTTTTCTGGTGCACAAATGGACTTCAGTGTTCAGTACATTGATGTGATTGTTTGTAGTAAAGACTAACCTTCAATTAGAGGTGGGTGAGGTAGTTGACCACCTATCACCCCTGTATCTAATCCTGCAGCATATAATTGTCTGTTTTTATAATTTTCTTCTACTACTTCGTTTCTAAAACTTTCTACAGCAGCACCAGTTTGATTTGACTTTTGTGCAATCTCAACTGCCATCATAGGCATCCAAGCCACAGCACATCTCCACTCATCTATCTCTTGACCAGTGTTTGGATTCACACCTCTAACACATGTGTACCAAGAACATTTTTCTTCAACACATTTTTTTTGAATTAGTGGACAAAATTCACCTTTTTTCATGATATATCATCATACCTGAAAATATTTATATATACAGGTTATAAATAAAAACAACGGATAAAACATTATAGATAATGTCTTTACTTAGGGCCGACAAGCTAGCCAATAGGTACAATAACAGTGGTCCTATTATTGTAGGTCCTTCTACGGTAAGTGGAAATTTTTCTGTTACTGGAATACTTACAGCGTTAGGTATTGGGGTAACAAATAACGTTGTTGTCGGTGGGGCATTAACTACAAAGTTCCTTACTGCAACAAATAGTGCATCAATATTCAACGCATCTCTTACTGGTATCACCACTGCCGGTATTATCACCAATGCAACTTATTTTGGTGATGGTGTAAATCTATCAGGTATTGTAACTGAGATTCAACCTGGTCCTGGTATCCAGATTTCACCACTAACTGGTAAAGGAAAGGTTACAATCTCGGCAACAGGTGTTGAGGTTTCTGGTTATTCTACTAGTTCTGGTATTGCCACTGATGTCAAAGGTGGTGTTGCTGGTGCAGTTTTGTATCAGGCAGGTCCTAATGATACTGCATTTACTGCACAAGGTAATGCCGGAGAAATTCTTCAATCAAACGGAGCTACAACTCCGACTTGGGTAAATCTTGCAGCTATCAATGTATCTTATGCTGATAGTGCTGGTATTTCTACCAACCTATTTGGTGGTTCTGCTGGCAGAATTCCTTATCAATCAGCATTAGACCAGACTACATTCTTACCAATTGGTCCTACAGGTAATCTTCTTTTAGGTCAGGGTACATCTGCACCAAATTGGATTGACCCTAAAGCAAGTCTT